GGACAGTAGCCATCTAGATAACCTTTCGGTAGTCTAGCCTTGACAACGTAATAATCATCGTTGGTAGCCTTTTTAAGGTTCTGACGAAGATTATAACTGATGCCTTCCGATGCACTGTAGCCATAGCCACCTAGCACGCACGACATTATATATTTGGAATCTTTACGATTCTTTATGTAAGGTTTACGTTTTAGGTATTTATATCTACGAGAGCAACTGAGCGTTAATATACCAGAACTGGTATCTTCCCACTCAGGAACAAGGAGAACCTGGCCTTTTAGTAACTTAATCAAAAAATCTAGTGGTTGATAAAGCATAATTTTATGCTTTGAAGACCACTTAAGAAGTTGATTAATAGCTACATAAATTTCGGAATCATTGTTGAGGGATTTTACATAAACAGGAGTTACGTCGTAACCCTTGTAGTAATCACCCCCACAACTCTCCCGGAAAGGGCCAGAAGTGTAAGATTTATCGTTATTAACGATTAAACCCGCACCTTTAAGCACGTGAAGTAAAGACTCACTTTCTGTACTAGGAACGATAATATCGTCACCAAATACAGCATGGGTATCTTTGTTAAGATATCTAGGACCACCATTAACCCGTGCGTTTGCATAGACTAATGATAGTAAAGTTAAAGTCATCATAGGGAAGGTAAAACCATTCCCCATGGTACTGAGCATATTAAGCTCAATTACTTCACCAGAGGGTAACTTAGTTTTCTTCGATCTAAGAAGATTGAAGAGCCAAGTCCAACCTCGAGGCCAAAGCACTGATACTAATTGGAGAGTGATCATATCACTAGCATGGGAAAGATCTATAGTAGACAAGAGTCCAAATATAGAACCCAGCATAGCAAGCTGTTTATTTAAACTAGCTTGAATTGATATGTCACAACCAACGTAGCGTAAAGCACCCTCTATATACATGCCTGCAGCAAGCTGCAATGCCATGTTACCAAGGGGCTCCGTACAAATAGTACGATCAGTGTCCTCGTTCTTCGAAACGGTACTGATACTGCTAGTATCGCAAAAGCGAAACTCCGGACCACTGTTACAGGCAATTGAGCCTCTCACATATGGGTCAAGAGATAACGCCATCCGATATAATCGGGCGACACTAGCATCACTCACTGTATGAACCTTATCATTTATTTTATCGACGAAATGGGTGCTTTTGGTGCCCCTAGAGGCACCAGGCCCATAACGCCAAAGAGATAAGAAAAGGTTCATATCCAATGGCTCCTGAATAGCGAATTTCTGCTGGCTAGTGAAACCGCATAAAGCGTTTTCAATAAACCAACGAGCTTCGTTTAATATTTCAGGGGCCAGATCAACACGTACAGCTCTAGCAAGATCGTTATATATAACGAAGTCTTGTATAGCTGTATTTGCTGTGGCAGGGTTGTCCAACTTAGCACGCTTACGAGCGCGATTATGTTGACGGCTAATAGCGTATAATTTATTATCGTCATTAGTAGAGCCCTCAAGTGAATGTAGTGTATCAGTAAAGATTTGTAGAAAAGAGCTTAGGGCGACATTCTCAGTTTGTTTCATACAATATCTCGTAATGAAAGTGTTAAGCTAAAGAAATAAGTGTTTAGAGCAAGCCGGTGACGACAGTGTCGCCAAGGGCAGATGCTACCTGGTTTAATGCGCCTATATGGGCAGAAACCATTGCACGAATTTCTGAAGGACTTAGTGAATCACAACCAGCCACAACATCAATGCTCGTAGTAATACGATTTTGCTGATATGGCTGGTTAGAAACAGCTAAGGCACCTTTCCGAGTGATCACCTTATAGGTGTTCTTAGGGAATTGCTTAATAATACCCGTAACAGGATTAGCAGCTGGCAAGACTTTGAGATTCAAAGGCTTCCAGAAGCTAGTAGTGAAAGGGTCACTTACAGAATGTGTAGAAACACCGGCTTGTGTACCACCTAAGGCGGTAACAGCCCACTGCTTTGCATTAACCGCCGGCGGATTATCCGCCGTTATGGTATATGTTGGAGCAGTGAAGCCGGCTTGAGCTGCGCCCGTAACGGGTGTAGTTAAAGTTATTGACATAAGTCAACTCCTAAAGATACTGTGAATTAAACACAAGTATAGCTCTTTTAAATCACACGTCTAGAAAGACCTCTATAAGAGGGCTTAATGTCCTTGTGAAGTATAGAAGCAAGGTTGAGGACTTTGGAGACTGCATTCTTACCGATTTGGTCAAGGGATTTGACCGAAAAACCGATATGAGGCATACCTCCAAGCGGAACGCGATTGAAGGAGAAACCCTCCCATTCGCCATGATGAGCAGAATACTGCCAACCATTAATGTTGTAACCCGGTAACGAAGTTGGCTTCACAGATGTGACGTCAATATAGCCTTTTATCTTATAAGATATAGACTTATCGCAATATACCGTGGTACCTGGAGGAGAGGAAAACCTATCCTCCAGTAAACGACCTACGTTGGTGAAATAATCAATCACCCACGAATAGGCCATGAGCTCCCAGAGTACGGAGGCAGTAGAACTGGCTCCTAGTCCGAAATGCTCAATAGCGCCATAGTGCTCACTGCCAGCGGGATACAACTGCATCCCGGCGACGTAATGATACACTAAAGCTTGTTCTGCCATTAAAGAGACGGTACCATAGGCAATTTCAGAGTTGGAGGTAGTATAACCCCCAACCTTGCCATACCATCTTTTGGTAGCAGAACCAGCTAACGTGACATTTCCTCCTTGTCTATTGTACAAATATGTAGCAATAGACTGGGTGATGTTATCAACATCGGAAATGAGTGGCCTCACACCAAAGCTATAAGTTAGCCAGGCATCAGATAAAGCCGCACGTTTAGAGGCTGCAACAGTACTAGAATTTTTAGAAAGTCTAGCGCCGTTAGGCAGCCTTCCATGACGAATGCTGTTAGCAACATTTAAGAAATTAAGAGCAATATTTGCAAGACCACGTATAGTGGAATGCAATTCTCTCAATTCAATTAATGGAACCATAGCATTGACTTGTTTAGTGACACTATTTAGTTTATTCTTCATACGAGTCAGAGCTAGATTATCTAAATCTGAATCAGTAGGAAGTACGCCAGAAGGCAAATAAACATTGGTAGGAAAGTATTCAACAGAATGAGCGGCGAAATCAGAAATATTCCGACTTCGGTCCTGTATCTGTAGAGTACAATCTGCCATAATGCGCGCAGAAGTGTGCGAATTAAGACCATAAATAGTGTAAGCAGAACTGGCATCTTGGTGTCTAGCAATAAGAGTTTGATAATTCCTATTGCTAGTACCGTTAACGAAACCAGGTAGTAAAGGTGTTTTTGTTAAAGACACATGACTACCACTATAAGGGCCAAGAAACTTTGCATAGCCATTTTCGGCAAAGAGAGTTTCAGGTGCTTTCATAGTATTGCTCCACAAGGATGGGTCTGGAAAGACCCTCGGATTGATGAAATCCGACCTTAAAAAGACCGGAAGATTTGAGCTTATACAAGTTACCTCATAAGTAACTATATAAGCG